TAATTGTCCTCCGTCCGACAATCATGTCTCGTACACGACCGGATACTTAGTTAGGTGACCCGTAAGGACAATCACGAACGATTATCACATGAAACGCAATTTGGAGATTTAACATGGCACAGGGCATTTCCTCAGCCTTTGTCACGCTCTTCGATGCGGAAGTGAAGCAGGCATATCAGGGGCAACGCCTCCTGTCTGGTCTCGTCCGTGAACGTCAGAACGTGGAAGGCTCAACCGTAAAGTTCCCTAAGATTGGCAAAGGTTCTGCCACACTTCGGGTTCCTCAGACGGACGTTACACCACTTAACATCTCATATTCGCAGGTCACTGCAACGATGAGCGACTACAATGCTGCTGAATACAGCGACATCTTCCATCAGGCGAAGGTTAACTTTGACGAGCGTCGTGAGCTTGTTCAGGTTGTCTCCGGTTCGATTGGTCGTCGTATGGATCAGTTGGTATTGGATGCACTTGCTGCTTCCAGCACATCGTTGACTGTCAGCAATGACATCGGTGGCACTGACACCAACCTCAACCTTACCAAGCTCCGCACTGCAAAGCGGTATCTGGACAAGAACAATGTTCCTATGGACGGTCGTTGCTTCCTTGTTTCGGCTGCTGGCCTTGAGTCGCTTCTTGGTGAAACAGCAATCACATCTGCCGACTTTAACTCAGTTAAGGCTTTGGTGAATGGTGAAATTGATACCTTCTTGGGCTTCAAGTTCACAATGATTGGTGATCGTTCTGAGGGTGGTTTGGCAATCGACGCCTCGCTTGACCGTGTGTGCTTCGCTTATCATCGTGACGCTGTTGGCTTCGGTATCGGCATGAATATGAAGACCGAAATCAACTACGTTCCAGAGAAGACCTCATACCTTGTAAACGGTATGTTCTCCGCTGGTGCAATCGCGATTGATGACGAAGGCATTGTCAAAATCACTTGCCGCGAAACCGCATAAGGGAGATTGAACAATGGCTTTTTCTTCAACAGGTTGGAACACGATTGCTGCCAACAAGTCTGGCAACGCTCCGTCCATCTTCTCATATAAGTCTGCTGACACGCAGGCGACGATGAACACTGCTGCTTATTTTAACGAAGTCACAAGCCTCGTTAAGGTCGGTGACGTACTTTTCCTCTACGATACAACAACTCCTTCGCTTGTTATTACATATGTAAATAGCAATACGTCGGCTGGTGTAGTTGACATCGCAGATGGCACGACCATCTCAGCAACTGATACGGATTAATCCCGTTGAAATGCTGGTGCTAATTGAGGGGGAGCAATCCCCCTCTTTTTGTTTGTGTACGAATAATATATAAGGCATTAATATTGCGTTGAAGGAGAACTCCCTTGGCAACTGGTGATACCAAACTCACAATCGTCAACGACGCACTTATTATGCTCGGAACCAACATCATTACGTCTTTCACTGACGGGTCTAATGCCGCTCAGATCTCTGACAGACTTTATGACGACATCAAGGCAATGGTACTTACAATGTACCCTTGGACGTTCAGTTACAAGAAAGTCCAACTAGCCCAGCTTGCAACAACTCCAGTCACCGAATGGAAGTATGAGTATCAGCTTCCGGGCGATATGTTGTCAGGCCCAAGGGCTTTGTTTGTCTCTGCTAATCCAGGTGCGCGTCCGGTCACTGACTGGGAAGTAATGAACAACAAGGTGCAGACGAACTACACGTCTGTTTATATCGACTATCAGTTTGATGTCAGTGAAGATCTGATGCCAAAATACTTTGTCCAGTTGATGAAGTATTACCTGTGCTGGCACTTTGCAGAGCCTGTTACTGACCAGATGACGAAGAGCCAATACTGGGCCAACATGGCTATCGGTTCTGGCGAGAACGGTCGTGGTGGCTACTTCAGACAGGCCACTATGGTTGACGGTCAGAATCATCCACCTCAAATGATTGAAGACTTTAGCCTTGTTGCCGTGAGGTACTAATGACCCGTGTTATCAATATCCAGACCAATTTTACGGTAGGCGAAATTGATCCGCTACTGCGTGGTCGTATTGATCTTGCACAATACTATTCAGGCTTAAAGACCGCTAGGAATGTTGTAGTTCTGCCACAGGGCGGTGTGCGTCGTAGGCCAGGCTTGAAGTTCATTCATGCTTTGCCATCAAGTGCGTCAAGTGGTGTCGTCCTAGTTCCATTTGAGTTCTCGACTAGCGATTCGTATATGTTCGCTATCGTTAATCAACGTGTCTATATCTATAAGGCTGGCGTTCTGATTACCAATATCAACGGATCAGGCAACGATTATCTGGCGGCAACTGAACTAACATCGGCTAGATTAGCTAACCTTAACTACGCACAGTCTGCCGATACGGTTATCTTCACGCATAAAGATATGCCAGTGCAGAAGATGGTTCGTGGGGCAACTGATGCAGATTGGACAATCTCTAACCTATCTTTTGACTACGTTCCAAAATATGCGTTTACACTTACGATTGCCACTCCTGCTGGTACTTTAACGCCATCCGCTACAACAGGGACGATTACATTAACAGCCAGTTCTGCTGTGTTTACATCGGCCTTGGTCAATCAATACATCAATAGCGTGGCGTCCTATGGCAGGGCTAGAGTAATTGAATTTGTTAGCACGACGGTAGTTAGGGCGGTTGTTGAAATACCATTTTCTAGCACGACTGCAATAGCAACAACTGATTGGGAGACTGAAAGTGGCTATGAAGATGTATGGTCAGCTACCCGTGGTTACCCCAGAAGTGTGACTTTTCATGAAGGACGGTTATTTTTCGGGGGTTCCCGTGATAAACCATCTACTCTCTGGGGCAGCCGTGTCGGGGATTTCTTTAACTTTGATAAACAGACAAACTTGGATGATGATGCTGTTGAAGCCACATTAGACGTTAACAACTTTAATGCCATCGTTAACATTTACTCAGGCCGTGATCTGCAACTGTTTACGACTGGTGGCGAGTTCTATGTTCCACAGGGACTTGGTGATCCAATCACGCCGGGTACGTTCATTGTCCGTATTGCAACCAGAAACGGTTCTCTTGAAGGCACACGTCCTGTAGGACTTGAAGCTGGCACAATCTACGTTCAACGTGGCGGCAAGATGATAAATGAGTTTATCTACACAGATACTCAGGCCAGTTATGTCTCCAACAAGATGTCGCTACTATCTGGGCATTTGATCAATACGCCTATTGATATGGCTATGCGTCGTGCGACTGATACGGATGAATCTGATCTGTTGATGTTAGTTAATACAAACGGCACATTTACCGCATACTCTGTGCTGCGCTCGGCAGACATTATTGCTCCATCGACATTTGATACGGATGGTCTGTTCAAGGCCGTAGCCGTAGACATCAACACAATCTATGTCGTTGTGCAGCGCACCATTAATAGCGTCGTCAAATATCATGTCGAGTTGTTTAGCAGTGATTTTACTCTGGACAACGCAGTTTCTGGTGGAGCAGCAGCCAATGTAACGGCTACTAATCTTGCGGCTAAGACTGTCAAAGTCATTACAGATGGCGTCGTGCTTGGTGATGAAGTTGCATCCTCCGGTGGGCTAGTCACGTTTGATCGCTCCTCTGTTACATCATATCAGGTCGGTCAGGATTACACGGTCACAATAGCGACGATGCCTATTGAACCTCGGTTGCAAGTTGGCAATATGCGTGGGTTCAAGAAGCGTATTATTGAGGTTGAGGCCGAGTTCTATGAGACCCAGAATGCGGCAGTGAACTCAGTTGAGGTTCCATTTAGGACTTTTGATTCGGCAGTGCTAGATACAGCAGTAGCAGAGTTTACCGGACTGAAGCGTGTTGGACCGTTACTCGGATATGACTATGAGGGTTCTGTTACAGTGACACAAACGCAACCGTTGAAGATGACATTGTTGTTTTTAGATTATCGACTCAGCGTGAACATGGGGCAGTGATATGGCTTTTATAGCTCCAATCTTAGGTGCAGTAGGTGCGGTGGGTGCATCTGGAACATTTGCGGCCTTGGCTGGTTTGTCATCGGTCGTCAGTGCTGTCGGATCTATTGCAGGTGGCCTAGCCCAGCAAGCAACATTGAATGCCCAAGCCAAGCAAGAGCAGATGAAGGCTAAGGCACAGGAACTGCAATACCGTCAGCAGGGTGTGCAGGTGCTTGAAAAGACACTAGCTACGGCAGCAACGATTCGCGCCCGTGCAGGTGCAGGTAGCATTGATCCGTTCGGCGGTTCGGCAGCAGCTTTGACCAACTACGCATTTGGTCAGGGCATTGAAGAGAAGCAGATGACCGAGATGAACGCAGAACTTGCCTTCCTTGGTGGAGAGACCACAGCAGCCTCACTGAGGGCGCAGGGAAGTGCATACGCAACCGCAGGGTTCATCAGTGCGGGAACAACGCTACTCAGCACTGGGGCTAACATTATGAAGGTTGGTGGGGTTCCATCATTAACGACACCAGTAGCACAACCTTATGGCGGTGTAGGTCGGTTTGGCGGCGTAATCTAAAAGGACTGAGACATGGCTGAGTTACCACGCTACAAATCATCTGGCTTGCAGGTCGCTTCCCCAGAAGGGCAGTTTAGAGACGTGTCCGCACCTATGGACGCCTTGTCCAAGGGCATGAACCAGATGACTAGCTTCTTCATGCAGAGCGCACAGGAGCAAGCTGTTGTTGAGGGCGAAAGATATGGTGCAGAGAACGCACCTACAGTTGAACAACTTAAATTAATGATGGCTAGTGGAGAAACAATTAAGCCAGTTGGCGATACATTTACAGTATTTGGTCAATCCGCTCAAAAGGCCAGTGCAGAGATTGTTTCAACCCGTATTGGGTATGCGGCGTCCGCTGAACTTGAGAAGATAAAAACCAGCATTGAAGATGGAACATCTGTTGGTAAGGCGGGGCTTGATAAATTTAATGCAGCTATCAAGGGGTATTCGTCTGCTTTAGGTGCTTACGATCCTGTTGCTGGCAAAAAATTAGAAGCTGAGTTGGCTTATAAAAGCAACCAGTTGTATCTGGCTGCTAGTAAAAAGGCGGCATCATCCATTAGTGCAGCGGCAAAGGACGAAATAGAACAAGATCTTGTTTTCAGAATAGATACGATTGGTAGCATTGTTGGGTCTGGAGATAGTTTAGCTGTCGGCCCAGCAGGTGAAACACTTAGACTATCTTTAAAAGACAAAAAAGCTATGGAATTTAAAAAAATAGTATTACTTGCAAGTAAGGTTGGTAGTCCATCATTTACAAAAACTACAGCAAATTCTTTTTTAGCAGAATGGGATAAGCAATCAAAATCAATCGTTTCATTATGGGCGGCAGACCCTGTGAATGCTAGATCAAGAATTACTCAGTTGCGGGTTGGAAAAGCGGATGACCCTGCAATACAATCTATTATAGAAACTCTTAAGCCTGATGATAAATATAGTATTCTTACAGGCTCAATAACTCTTTCTAATATTTATACTAATTATGAAAGAACTCAGGACGCTGAAATCAAATCAGCACAAAAAGCACAGATAAAGCTGACAACTGAAAACTTCTTTTCAGCATTAAATGTTGGAAACACAGAAGGGGCTAAGTCAGCTTGGAACGAGATAAACTCTTTAGATCCCGTTGCGGCTTCCAAAGTCAAAAAACTTCTTAATCCTCCTTCTGTCCAAAAAGATGATGAGTATTCCAAGAAACGTCTTGCGTTAGATGAAATTAACGGCACGTTGACGATTGACGAAGTTACTCAATCTTTTGCCGAAGATAAAATTACGCACAAAACATTTTTAGATTTTCAGAAAAGATTGAAAGCTGACGAAAAAGATGAAGTTAAGGCCGCTATGCAGTATTTAAAGGACGATCCTAAAATTGGGTATAACGGATTTAACAAGGATTTAGCCTATAGAAAAATGGGTGTTATTCGACAAAAGTTGTTGTCTGCTTTAGTAGACAACCCAAATTTAGATACTGTAGAATTTGTAAAAAAAGAAATTGGTTCGACTGGCTCTTCTATCGACACTGACTATCAAGGCGAATCAAAGGTTCAATTAAGAAAGTTTGCAAGCGAGAATGGCGTTTCAGTCAAAGATGGTATGTATCGAATCAATGATCTTGATGCCGCTATCAAAGCAAAAATAAATTCAACATCTGATCCTGTTGAACTTGAAAGATTAGGTAAGCTGGCTCAAGGGATTTCAAGCCTCAGGGCTGGTAACATTATGGGAATTGAATAATGGATATTGATCTGGAGTTTATGAGATTCAGAACCATGCGTTCAACTGGAGGTGGTGACTATGAACTCAAGAAAGATAACCTTGGGTTTTATAGGTACACGCTATTACCAGTTCCTGATGAATCAGCAGCCCTTGGTGAGCAACCTACGCCTACTCCTGAAGTAGCGATTAAAAAAGGAATAGCTGCGGCTACCGCTCCAATAGACACTGGTGTTAAATTTACGTCTGATCTTCTCAGGTCAGGGGTTAACAAATTGAACGACAAGACGTTCTCCTTGCTTGCGGATAGATTTGCTGCTGCTGGTGTAGACCCAAAGATTTCTAAAAAGATATTGGAATCTACGGCTGGTGAGGCCAGTAACTTTGCTATGGATATATTCTTGCCTCAAAGCACGGCTGATGTTGCTCTTGGTGCGGCATTTGGGCCTATATCTAAACCAGCAAGAAAGGCCGCTGGAACTGTTGCCGGAACAGTCTTAGGTTCTGAAGTCACTACTCCTAGTAAACTACTAATTAACGAGGCTCAGTAATGGCTACTACATTAGATACCAATCTTGATGCTATGACTGCAAAACCTACGCAAGTAGTGCCTTCCATAAACATTAATCCAACTGGTGACCCGTTTTCGGACATTGGCCCAGGTCAATCTGAAATACCACCGTCGATTGATTCGTTTTCTGTAACAGAAGACGCACCTACTGTTGTCTCTGATGTTGTAGAAGAACCAGTAGTTGCAGGTCAAAAAGTGGCATCCGCAAAGGGTGTATTTAAATCAATTAACACGATTGTACAAAAGTTTGGTAACGCAGATGAAGCATTGGCTCGTTCTAAAATTGTTCCAAAAATTGAAAACATAACGCCTGTTGAAGGTGGATTGCTAGTTAGAACTGCGACTGAAGCAGAAAATGAAGCAATAACTAGGGTTTTGCCAAATTATAATGGAACAGGAATAAATCTTCTTAGGTTTGGGGACACTATCGGCGAAGATGGGGCAGAATTTTTTGCAAGAGTTAAAGAAGCAAATCCTGGTCCAATCGACGCAGCTCGTAGAGGGACAATTACAATAAACGATTTGATTGCTAGCGCACAAGATGCTGGTCTGAATGATCTGGTAGAAAAATTTGCAATGAGAAAGCCAGGTCAAAACTTGCCATTAGCTGAAGATGTAGTTGCTGGAATACTTGGGTTAAAAAACTTGCACATTAATATGAGAGAATTAGTCGACACTGCTAGAACAAGCGGATCTCCTGAAGATTCAAGAAAAGTTTTACAAGCTCTAACTTTAACAAGAGCATATATTGGTGGATTGTCGGGGGTTGTCTCAGAAAGTGGACGTACGCTTGGTGCAGTTGGAGGATTGGCTCAAAAAACTGGTGTTCCTTTAACTAGAGCAGCGGAAGAAACAGATCTTCTTTTTCGTCGGTTTAAAGAAACTGATGATCTTAAATTGTTTAATGAGTATTTTGGGTTTTTTGAAACGGACGCTCAAAGAACTGCATTTGTTAATGGCGGTTGGGTTGATAAATTAAAAAAAGGCGTAGGAAAAACATATGATATTGTTCAAGAGGGATTTATAAACGGTCTGCTGTCAGGCCCACCAACCCATATGATTAACACATTTGGTAATGCCGCATTTGGCACATGGCAGGTTGGTGAAAGATACGCTGCTGCTGGTATCGGATATATGCGGACGCTTGGTGGGTATACAGGCAAAGAGCGTCTTACACTTAGCGAAGCAAATGCTTATGCAACTGCAAGTGTAACATCGTTTCAAGACGCGCTCAGGATTGCTGGAGCAAGTTTTGTGCGTGGTGAGCCTATAACAGGTGGTCTTGGATCAAAGGTTGAATTGTCTCGACGCAAGGCTCTTGATGCTGAGAACCTTGGAGTTATGCCAGATACAACATTAGGTCTTGGTATTAATCTGCTTGGAACAATCCAAAGGATGCCTGGTAGGTTCTTGATTGCAGAGGACGAGTTTTTTAAGACCGTTGCTTATCGGCAAGAATTGGCTGCACTGACAATCAGAGAAGGTGACAAAGCATATTTTGCATCCAAGGCGGCTGGAGACTCTGAAGATGTAGCTCGCCTAAAGGGAGCCAGTGTATCAGCGAGTTTTGCCAACAACCCTCCAGATTCATTAATGGCAGACGCAATGACTCATGCAAAGAGTTCTACGTTTCAGACTGAAATGACTGGTACATTAAAAAGCCTAGAAGAGTTCTCGAACCTTCCCGTAGTTAAATTTATCATACCGTTTTTCAGAACCCCGACCAACATCTCAATTGAGGTTTTAAAAAGAACACCATTAAATCCTAGTGCGTATTCTGCAATGCTAAAGTCTGGGCCAGAGGCTGATCTTGCCTTGGCTCGGTTTGGCCTTGGCTCGGCAGCGATGGGAACATTTGGTTATATGGCTTATGGAGCAGATAAGCCTGACTTTTTTATTACTGGTAAGGGCGAAAGCGAGAGGGCAAACAAAGACAGGGATTCCCGTCTTGGAATCCAACCTTACTCGTTTGTATTTAAAAATACTGACGGCTCTTATGAAAGTGTGTCGTATGCTAGGTTTGAGCCGTTGTCTGCGTTGTTAGCCATATCAGCAGATTATGCTCAATACGCTAAAGATACAGACTTTACCGACAAGGGAAACCTAGATACGGCTCAAGAGTTGGCATCAGTTGGTGCGCTGGCACTTGCTCAATATATGTCAACACAGCCATTTGTAGAAGGAATGGCTGAGTTCTCTCAAATATTTGAGGAATACAAAAGAACCGACAATAAGGACGTAATTAAACTCTTCCTTGAAAAGGCTACCAAAGGAGTAGTTGGGACAACTATTACTGCAACTCCTGGCTTTGGCTCACTCTCTGCAACGGTTGAAAGATATGTAGACCCTACTGGTAGCGAAACATTTGTGCCTTCGTCCGTCAGCTCGGATGCAAATGAAATAGTTTCTGGGTTCTATCAGGCTCTTGACCGGGCAAAATCAAGAGTGCCTGGCCTATCAAAAGATGTCGAACCTAAACTTAACATCTGGGGCGAAAATGTTATGCAGGGAAGGGGTTCATCTCTTGACCTAATTAGCCCGATTAAAATTATAAACGGAAAATATAATCCTGTAGATACAGAATTGCGCCGTCTTGATATTGGGCTTGATACGCCACCTAAAAGTATTGTTCCAAATGTTCCTTTGACGTCCAAGCAGTACAATCAGTGGATTCAGATTGCGAACACAATGGATGAGGCAGGTAATATGCCTGGAGACAGTGGATACAATGAAGGCACAACTTTGCTTAATTCATTAACTCAAATGATAAAATCAGAAGATTACAAATCTATGCCCGTCAAAGAGCAACAGTTAATGATTAAGAACACATATAATGGTGCGTATCGGCAAGCAAGAGACATGATCATTTTTGAGTTAAATCTTACTAATCCTGAATTTAGAGATCGCCTTAAAGCGGCAAAACCAAAAATGTCAGAGTCGCTTGACTTCATGCAGCAGTGAGATTGAGCAACGAGACCGTGTAGTGTATAAGGTGCAAATCGAACGAGGTGATCTATGGCTGACTACTCAATTACCGCAGTAACCCGTAGGGTTGTGTACACCGGATCTGCTGGTGTTGGCCCCTATGCGTTTACCTTCCCAGTGATTAGCCAGACTGATCTGGCTGTCTATAAGAACTCAACCAAGCTGACGCTCACGACGAACTACACTGTCACTATCGACGGGGCTACAGGAACAGGATCTGTTACCCTAGTGGTTGCTGCGACAGGTGCTGACCAGATTGTTATTATCGGTGCAAGGGCCATTGAGCGCACGACAGATTTTGTGACCGCAGGTGACTTGAAGGCATCTTCTCTCAATGAGCAGTTGGATGCTTCGATCATTATGATTCAGCAGCTTGCTGAAGAGAACAGGCGCACCCTGAAGGCTCCTCAGTATGACCCAGCCGCAGTTGAAGATGGCGGCATCTTGAACATGGTGCTTCCTGCCAAAGCCACTCGCGCATCTAAACTCCTTTCATTTGATACAGACGGCAACCCAGCAACAACATTAACTGCCGGAGATATTTCTTCTGCTCAGTCTTATGCCACTTCGGCTGCTGCTTCTGCGGCTTCTGCTACTTCTTCTGCTACTTCAGCAGCATCGTCTTATGATAGTTTTGATGATCGTTATCTTGGGGCAAAAGCCAGCAATCCAACAGTAGACAACGATGGGAACTCTCTTCTTACTGGTGCTTTGTATTTTAATACTACTTCTGATGAAATGAGAGTTTGGAGTGGAAGTGCGTGGGTTGTATCCTATCTTAGTAGCAGTGGTTTTGTTGTTAAATCAGGCGACACAATGACTGGTGCGTTAGCACTTACTGCCGGAACAGCTGCTCTTCCAGCACTTACCACTACTGGCGACACCAACACGGGAATCTTCTTCCCTGCCGCTGATACGATTGCCTTTACCGAGGGCGGTGTGGAGGCTATGCGGATTAACTCGGCTGGCGAAGTTGGGATTGGAACAACGTCATTAACAGGCATATCTTTAAGAGTATCAAAAAACATAACCGGATCAACTTCTTCTTTTGGTATGTTTTTGGACGGAACTATTCAGTCAGACGTAAATAGTGCAGCTTCATATATTAGTACAAATGCCAGTGCTGCATCTGGAACTTTAGGAACTATAAGACATTTTAGAGCAAATCAAGATACATTTGGAACTGCTACATTTGTAAACCAGTATGGTTTTGAAACGGATAATTCTTTAATTGGTGCAACTAACAACTACGCTTTTTTTGCTGGAAATAGCTCTGCTGTAGGTGCTGGTAAAACTGCATATGGTTTTTATTCTAACATAAATGTTCCAACAGGTGCTGGCACAACCTATGGTTTCTACGCTGCCGGAACTGCAACAAACTATTTTGGAGCTAAAGTTGGAATTGGAACACTTACGCCAGATGGCAGTCTTGAGGTGGCTGGAACATCTACAGCGCAATATCTTACTAGATATTCTACAGATACGTCTACTCCACAATTTGTTATTAGAAAATCTCGTGGCACTGAAGCGTCTAAAACAGCAGTTCTTTCTGGCGATAATATTGGGCAAATTGGTTTTCATGGATATGATGGTAGTAATTTTTCTATTGCAGCTTCAATATTAGCTGAAGTTGATGGAACTCCTGGCGCAAATGATATGCCGGGACGATTATTATTTCGCGTATCGCCAAATGGATCAGCGTCCGTTGTTACTCAAGCAATAATTAATGAGAACGGGCTTTTTAGTTTTAACTCTGGCTATGGCTCCGCAGCAGGAGCATATGGCTGCCGTGCATGGGTAAGTTTTGATGGTACTGGAACATTAGCTGTTCGTGGTAGTGGTAATGTTGACACTGTTACAGATAATGGGACTGGTGATTATAGTATTTCTATTGATATAAATATGCCGGATGCAAATTATTCAGCAGTAGTTAGTGGTGGTACTGGAGCCGCAGCTGCTCGGTTTATATGCGGTCCAATTGCGACTCCATCAACTTCTATCTTTAGAGTTGGAGGATTTACCTCCGCTGCGGCTGCTGGCGATATTGCATATGTTAACGCAGCTTTCTTCCGTTAAAAGGATTTAAAAATGAATCGCATCATATATTCAAACGACGATGGTGGAGTTTCTATTATTATTCCAACTCCAGAGGCTCTTCAGAAAATGACTATTCAAGAAATTGCTATTAAGAGAGTGCCAATTGGTAAGCCATTTAAAATCGTAGACGTGTCAGATATTCCATCTGATCGCACGTTTCGCAATGCGTGGGAGGCTGATATGTCATCACCTGATGGAGTTGGTATTGGATATGAGGCTTGGCTTGCCACTCAGAATACTGGAGATGCGGCATGATCACGATCAACATTGCCAAGGCCAAGGACATTACGAAAGACCGACTACGGGCAGAGCGTGAGCAACTACTCGCCGCACAGGACGTAGCTTTTCAACGCGCGCTTGAGAGCAGTGCAGACACCTCAGCCATCGTTGCTGAGAAGCAGCGGCTTCGCGACATTACAAAATTGGTTGATGTGTGTGCAACAGTGGACGAGTTAAAAGCACTTGAGGTGTAAATCTAATGGAAGCTGACGAAGCCAAACTTGTAATTGATTCAACTATAGCGACGGGTGCTATCACAATGCCGCTATGGGTGACTGAGTTACAGGGTTGGATTGGCTTTGCTATTGCTGTCGGTGGCCTAATTCTTGTTGTGATTCGTATTGTTCTTGCCATAAGAGACTGGCAGAAAGGTTCTTAAATGGACCCGTTTACCCTCATCGCTGGTGCTACTGCTTTGTACAATGGCATCAAAGGTGCGGTTGATTCGGGCCATGAGATGCTTGATGTCGCCGAGAAAGT